ATACCTACCTACTTCAGCGATACAGAGCCTGTCATCTGCGGAGTATGCGGCAACATCACGAGCGAAACGCCAAGGAACAAAAAGGGGCAAACAGTTTGTGAAGCAACCGAAAGCAATTGCAAAGAAAACAGCGAGGTTTAGACGTGCTTAATATGCTCATAGGACCTGTAGCAGATTTAGCTGGTACATGGTTAAGTGGTAAGGTAGAAGAAAAGAAAGCCCAATCAGCTACTAAGGTAGCCAAGGCACAGGCTGAAGCTGTAGTAATGCAGAAGAAAGCTACGGGTGAGATAGACTGGGATTTGGAGATGGCTAAAGGTAGTCAGTCTTCGTGGAAAGATGAGTGGCTTACCATACTCTTTAGTATCCCACTTATACTGGCATTCATACCGGGAATGGAAGAGGTAGTAGCAAATGGTTTTGCCCAGTTGGAAGCAATGCCTCAGTGGTATCAGTATAGTCTTGGCATTATTGTGGCTGCTTCTTTTGGAGTACGTAGCGCAACTAAATTCTTCGGAAAGAAATAACAATGGCTGCAAAGACGATATTAGAGTACAAGATTCTACCACGCTTAATGATGCTTGTAATGACGATAATGTACATACGAGTAATTGAGTGGGGTATTTCATTAGACGATATCAGTACACAACAGAGTGCAATGATATCTGTAGTTAGTGGTGCAATGACAGGTGCATTCGCAGTTTGGTTAGGCAGTGAGAAAAAATGAAGTACGATAGAGAAACATTTATAAAGAAGCTGATTGATGGAGAAGGTCTTGTGCTTACAGTGTACCAAGATACACTAGGCATTGATACAATTGGCATCGGAAGAAACCTAAAAGACCGTGGCATTAGTAAAGCAGAACTTGACCATATGGATATTCCAAATATGGATGTCATATATGAACATGGCATTACAAAAGAAGATGCGGTCTATTTAGCAACGAATGACGTGCAGATTGTTGAAACAGAACTATGCCAAGCGCACCCTTGCGTGGATAGCTTAGACGCTGTACGTCAACTTATAGTAATGGACATGGCATTTAATATGGGTGTACCAAGATTAAAGAAGTTTAAAAACATGTGGGCTGCTATCCATGAAAAAGATTTTCCTACTGCAGCAAAAGAAATGCTTGACAGCAGGTGGGCAAATCAGGTAAAATCAAGAGCAACACGTTTAGCCCACGCTATGCACACTGGAGAAATAGCATGACACGTCAGTTAAACGAAAGACAGCAAAAGTTTCTTGCAGTTCTTTTTGAAGAAGCAAATGGGGATGTAGTACAGGCAAAGAAGATTGCTGGGTACGCAGAGAACACACCTACTACTTCTATTGTCAAAGGATTGAAGGATGAGATACTAGAAGCTACATCCATGTACATGGCACGTAATGCACCTAAAGCGGCAATGGCTATGACAGGTGCTTTGTATGACCCAACAGAACTAGGCATACGTGATAAGATGGCGGCTGCAAAAGAATTACTAGACCGTTCAGGTTTGGTGAAGACAGAGAAGATGCAAGTAGAAGCATCAGGCGGTGTTATGCTTATGCCACCTAAAGCAGTGAGTGAAGATGACTAGGAGCATAGGCAAGTGGAAACTTCCACAACCAACAGATATTAAAGAAGAGAACGAGTGGGTACAGATACCACGCATAGCACGTACCATACCATTTGGGTATAAGTTAAATGAAGAAGACCCTGACATTCTTGACCCCATACCGACAGAGTTAGATTTATTAGAAAAAGCTAGACAACACGTAAATCAATACAGCTACCGTGAAGTAGCAAACTGGCTAGTCACTAATAGTGGCAGAACCATATCTCATGTAGGATTAAGGAAACGGTTACAGAATGAGCGACAGCGTAAGAACCAAGTTGCAAGCATCCGCAAGTGGGCAGAATATGCGGAAAAGGCAATCGCCAAAGCGAAAGCCCTTGAGGAAGAAAGAACAGGCGCAAAAGCCAACGGTTGAAATAAAAGACATTGACCTTGAAGAGTTTCAAGAAGAAGAACATGCCAATGTTTTATTTAAACCAAACCCCGGACCGCAGACAGATTTTCTGGCGGCAGGGGAACGTGAAGTACTATATGGTGGTTCAGCAGGTGGCGGTAAATCCTACGCTATGTTAGCAGACCCACTACGTTATATGGGGCATCCAGCATTTAGTGGATTGCTGTTACGACATACAACAGAAGAACTTCGTGAACTTATCTTTAAGTCACAAGAGTTGTACCCAAAAATATGGCCCGGCATAAAGTGGTCAGAACGTAAGATGCAGTGGACTGCCCCTTCTGGTGCGAGACTGTGGATGTCTTATCTTGATAGAGATGATGACGTTCTTCGTTATCAGGGTCTAGCGTTTAGCTGGATAGGCTTTGACGAGTTAACACAGTGGCAGTCACCGTATGCATGGAATTACATGCGTTCTCGTCTAAGGTCCACTGCCCCTGACTTGCCTATCTATATGAGGGCTACAACTAACCCCGGTGGAAGAGGTCATCACTGGGTAAAGAAAATGTTTATTGACCCATCTTCTTATGGTAAAGCGTTTGATGCTACAGATATTGAAACAGGTGAAGTTCTTAAATACCCAGCAGGACACAGCAAAGCAGGTAAATCATTATTTAAGCGAAGGTTTATCCCGGCACGATTATCTGACAACCCATACCTATCAGACACAGGTGACTACGAAGCTATGCTTCTTTCGCTTCCTGAACAACAACGTAGACAGTTGCTTGAAGGTGATTGGGATATTAAAGAAGGGGCAGCGTTTACCGAATTTAATCGGGATATCCATGTTGTTGAGCCTTTTGATATACCTAACAACTGGGTTAAGTTCAGAGCATGTGACTATGGTTATGGTTCATACAGTGGCGTGGTTTGGTTTGCCGTTAGCCCAAGTGAGCAACTCATTGTCTATAGAGAACTATATACTTCCAAAGTACTTGCCACTGATTTAGCAGATATGGTGCTAGACTTAGAGGCAGGTGATGGCAATATTAAGTATGGTGTTCTTGACAGTTCTCTTTGGCATAAGCGTGGTGATACTGGTCCTAGCCTTGCAGAGCAGATGATTAACAGAGGTTGCAGATGGCGACCATCAGACAGAAGTAAAGGTAGTCGTGTTGCTGGTAAAAACGAAATACACAGACGATTACAGGTAGATGAATATACAGAAGAGGCTAGACTTGTTTTCTTTAGCAGTTGTACAAACATTATCTCACAGTTACCTGCCTTGCCCATTGACAAGAGGAATCCAGAAGATATTGACACGACTTCGGAAGACCACTTGTACGATGCGTTAAGATATGGTATAATGTCAAGACCACGCTTTAGTATATTTGATTATGACCCACACGGAAGACCATCAACAGGTATGCCAGTAGCAGATTCAACATTTGGATATTAAGGATAATAATATGGCAGAAGATGATATTGTAATGATTGAAGATGAGGCTATTTCTTTAGAAGACGTAAAGGATAGCACAACAGAAGATGCTGACGTATCTTCCATCATTCCATTTATTCGTGAAAGATATAAACGAGCAGAAGATTATCGTGAGCAAGATGAGCAAAGATGGCTAAAGGCTTATCGTAATTACCGTGGTTTATACGGACCTGATGTACAGTTTACTGAATCGGAGAAGTCACGTGTCTTTATTAAAGTTACAAAAACAAAAACTCTTGCAGCTTACGGTCAGATTGTTGATGTACTGTTTGCTAATAATCGGTTTCCTGTATCTGTTGAACCTACTGAATTACCAGAAGGAGTTGTCGCAGACGTACACTTTGACCCACAAGAACCAGAACAATTGCGTGGTGATACTTCACTAAGTAGTCCATACGGTTTTGCTGGTGACGGAAGAGATTTACCACCGGGTGCTACAGCAAAGACACTAGAAGAAATGCTTGGTCCTTTAACGGACAAATTAGGGGAGATAGAGGGGCTTAAAGAAGGTCCGGGTATGACACCTACCTCTGTTACCTTTAGCCCTGCTATGGTGGCTGCAAAGAAGATGCAGAAGAAGATACATGACCAACTAGAAGAATCTAGTGCAAGTAAACATTTACGTAGCACAGCATTTGAGATGGCATTATTTGGTACTGGCGTAATGAAAGGTCCTTTTGCTGTAGATAAAGAGTACCCCAACTGGAATGAGGATGGCGAATATGACCCGATGTTTAAAACAATGCCACAAGTATCCCATGTGTCCGTGTGGAATTTTTACCCTGACCCTGACGCTAATAACATGGATGAAGCACAGTATGTTATTGAAAGACACAAGATGTCAAGGTCGCAACTTCGGAATCTCAAAAAGAGGCCGATGTTCAGAGGAAACGTAATTGATGAAGTCATCCAGATGGGTGAGAATTATGTTAAAGAATATTGGGAAGATGACTTAGCTGACTACGCACCAGAGCATGGCGTAGAAAGATTTGATGTCCTAGAATATTGGGGCATGGTAGATACAGACACATTAGAAGAAGCTGGTGTTGAGATACCAAAAGAACTAATGGAGTTAGACGAGTTACAAGCAAATGTGTGGATTTGTAATGACAGATTACTTCGCATGGTGCTTAATCCATTCAAACCTGCTAAGATACCATATCATGCCGCACCATATGAGTTAAACCCATACTCATTCTTTGGTGTAGGTATTGCTGAGAACATGGATGATACACAGACATTGATGAATGGCTTTATGCGTATGGCTGTTGACAATGCTGTATTATCAGGCAATCTTATTGTAGAGGTTGATGAAACAAACCTAGTGCCGGGTCAAGACTTATCACTATATCCGGGCAAGGTGTTCCGCAGACAAGGTGGCGCACCCGGTCAGGCTATCTTCGGTACAAAGTTCCCGAATGTATCTAGCGAGAACATGATGCTGTTTGACAAGGCTCGTGTACTTGCAGATGAAAGCACAGGCTTCCCATCATTTGCACATGGTCAGACAGGTGTATCAGGAGTAGGTAGAACAGCTTCTGGTATATCCATGTTAATGAATGCCGCAGCAGGTGGTACAAAAACTGTTATTAAGAATGTAGACGATTATCTATTACGTCCTCTAGGAGAAGGGCTGTTTAGATTTAATATGCAGTTTGATTATGACCCACAAATAAAAGGTGACTTAGAAGTAAGAGCAAGAGGTACTGAAAGCCTTATGGCTAATGAAGTACGTAGTCAGAGACTGATGCAGTTCTTACAAGTTGCAAGTAATCCAGCACTTGCACCGTTTGCTAAGTTCCAATACATTATCCGTGAGATTGCAAAGTCTATGGAGTTAGACCCCGACAAAGTTACCAACAATATGGATGAAGCCGCTATTCAAGCAGAACTGATGAAAGGCTTCCAACAAGAACAACCACAACCGCCAGAGGCTCAAGCTAATCCGCTAGACCCAACTGGTGCAGGTGGGGGTAACATAGGAACAGGTCAAGTACCAGTACCGGGTGAACAAGGATTTAGTGCAAATGGACAGACAGCAAATACTCAGCAAACTCAAGCCCCTAGTGAACAACAACCGCCAGTGGGAAGCGTTCAGTGATTACGTTGATTCTATAATAGAACAACACCAAAAAGTGCTAGAGCAAACAGATGATGCAGTTTTAGTACACAGACAACAAGGTGCGATAGCCGTACTACGAAAACTTAAATATCTAAGGAATGAAGTAAATGGCACTTAAAGAACAA